TATTGGAATTATTATTCGTGTTTGTTGCAGTAGAAGTATTCGTGTTGGTGTTTGTGTTCGTGTTTGAATTTGTATTTGTGGTCGTTGTCGTGTTCACCGTATCAAGGCTATTGTTCTCACAATACTGTGAACCGTTCACACAAGCCGTGCCTGACTGTTGGTTTGACTGAGCGTTAACATTAACTGAAAATCCTGCTACCAGAGTTACAAGAAACATTAGTGCGGCCCAGGCGATTAGGTAATCGTGTTTTTTTTGGTCTTTGTCGTTCATAAGAAATCCTATGAAACTACAGCATTGCTATTTTATGTCTAATCTTAGAACAGTTTTTTTATAATCCTAACATAATTTAATTAGGGGTAAAACTATTTCTCCTCACCCTTAAATCCTTTGCTCTGTCCTGTCTTACCTGAGTAAACTCCAAAGACTACACCCATTGCACCTACCACCACAGATACCAATGCTGACTGTTCTATGTTGGGTTCAGGCAATGCCATAAACCACATGACAGATTCATACATTAGATAGATATAAACCACTACGAATATCCTTGGAAAGATACGCCATGAATCAATAGCACTGGCTAAGAATATCCACCTTTGATGTGGGTTCTTGGTTGACTCATCCTCCAAGTCTCTGATCTTATCTTTAAGCGCACCGATTTCTTGCACCATAGCCATGAACTTATTTAAGTCCATCTCTACTTCGTTTCTATCCATGTCTCCTTGGAATCTTCCGTCATCTCTCATAATCTACTCCTATGATGGTTCTGTTGGAAATACTACATCAGAATACTCATCATCATCCGTGTAGCTACTTGGTAAATCTCTTAGTGCCTGCCTGTATGTAACCCATTCTGCTTTCTTGCTATCTGAATATGGACTGTCAGCACCAATAGTCCAGTCGCAATCTTTTAATAAAAACAATCTTTCGTTCCGTATTTTTTGCGTGGTCGTAAGCGGTGATTCAGGTGTTGGTGCGTAAAGTATGCTCATTATTGTTTATTAAGTTTTAAAGCTGATATTCTAGTGCTAAATCCTGAAACGTCAGGCGTTGTGTTATCTTGTATAACTTGTCCTTGCAAGGCTATGGTATAAGAAGTATTAGCTGATAGGGTTATCTTGCCACCAAGTATAATTGGTTGAATTGCTGAACCGCCAGTTGGTGATTGATAATCTGCAATAACCGTTGTTCCTGTTATAATTCTTGATTCTAGTTTTGTTAAGGTATTAAAAACACCACCTACCATGCAATTTGCAACAATTAAATAATCACCACCTTCTGCTGTAGTAAATGTTGCAGTTATAATATTATTAAAATTAGTGCTGCTTCTAGCATCTCCAAATAAACTTGATCCTGATGCACCATTCACTATAAAAGAACCAACTGCTCTTGTACCTATTTCTGCTACTGATACACCGCCACTAGCAATATTCAAACCATTAGAAGTAACACCAAGCGTACTGCCATTTAGATTAATTAAGTTTGCATTAAGTGTTCCTGTGCTTATGTTAGATGCGGTGATGTTGCTAATAGTCAAAGAAGAAGCATCAATAGTTCCTGCAGTAAGAGTTCCAACATTTGCAGAAATTGCTGATAGTGTGCTTACATTTATTTCTCTAGCTGTTACTGCATCAGCGTTTATTTTTCCTGCGGTTACTTGGTCAGCTTGAATATGTCTAGCTATAATTGCATCTGTTGCAATTTTTGATGCAATAATATTATTAGCTAAAATTTTTGCTGAAGTTACTGCGTCAGCTTGAATCTTTGCTGCTGATATTGAGTCAGTGCCTAATTTGCCCTCAACGATAGCACCTGCAGCTATTACATCTCCTTGTATCGCATCTACTGCTATCTTTGCATTGGTAACAGCATCATCTGCCAGTTTAAGTTCTGTGATAGTGCCATCACCAATAACTGCTGCAGTGAATGTACCATTTACAGAGCCTACAAAACCTGAATGCTGTCCTGAGTGATTGATTGCTCTTACCCAAAAATAGTAGGTAGTGCCTGCTGTTAGTCCGTCTTGATCGCCAAATATAGTAGTTGTAATTGCATTAGGCTCACCATACAGAGTATCTACAAGGTATGTGTCATCAGTTGGCGTGGTGTTTGCAGTTCTTCTATAAACCTTGACTGCTCTTAGATCACTATTGTTAGGGTTTGTCCATGATACCAATATATTTTGTTTGCCTGTGCTAGAAGTCAAACTGCTTGGTGCTGATGGCGCAGAGGAAGCTGCAGAAATTGTGATATTAACTGCGCTAGTATAAGCACTAGCCACACCGTTAAGGTCTATGTGTCGTAGTTTGACATTGTAAGTGCTACCTACCACCACATTGGGAATAGATGCCTTTGTTACGCCCTTGCCTGCCGTAAAGTCAGCAGTGTAGTTAGAATCAGCGTTTAACTTATAGGCTATCTCTGTAAGCACCACTTTATCACTAGCGTTGTTAGTCCAGTTCACAAGTATGTCTACCTTACTGGTCGTGCCGTCAATAGCGTTCTGCTGTGCTAGGGACAGGTTTGTCGGTGCGGTTACACTGTAATCACCTGTTGACACATTAGAGCCTTCTGCTTGTCCTGTGGTGTAGTCGTTAGTTGCAAAGTTAAATACAGATGCTTCTACCTCTTTAAGGTTTAATCTAGTAGCTATAACTGTTACTTCATCATCCTGCATAGCTTCCATATTTGTAGATAAAACTTCAAAGGCTTTTTGCGTGTAGCCAAGTCTTTCATTTGTAAGATATACCCAGTCATTAGGTTGACACCGCATGAATTGCAGACTAACTAATACGGATAATGTCGTTGTTTGCCTTTGGCTTTTAAGAGCTATGCGCCCCAAGCGTTGTGCCATAGTATCTGTAACAGTAAATGGTAATTGCACTTCCATTCTTTTTACATAATTTGCTGTGCTTTCTCCACTAGGCGTATCTTCATTTAGCATGGTGGAATCTGCAAAAACTTCTGCATCTGTTGACTGATAATCAAGGCTTCTGTCAACATATATTGGTTTGACTGAGTTATATAAATCACCGCTAGAAGCATTCGTTGAAATAGAAACAGGTGCTAATAACTCATCATCTGTAATTGTAAGGCTTGGTGTTTGTGATGCGCCTGCAAACACTGTAAATTGACCATTCACATAAGACATCTTACCTGCCATAGAACTTAAAACAGACTCTAAAACACCAGTGCCATTTGCACTAAAGTTTGTAAATCCGTTAGCTGTATATCTTCTTTCTGTCGTTGAACCATCTGCAAGCGTTACAGTTTGATCGCAAGTATTTGCAGCTGATGCAATGCCACCTGCATTACTTGTATCGTTAATTTCTGATGCTTTAGCTTTTAATCCATATTGTGTATCTGCCAAAAAATCTCTAATAATTAAAGCAGGGTTTGATCTTTGCAAATCTGTTGTTGCATTGGCACTTGTTCTAGGGTCGTAAACATTTTTACCTTTAACCTCAAATGATACTGTAGGCAAACCGCCACCAAACTTTTCTGCATCAAACACCATTTGTATATATACAAAAGCACAACCTAAAAATTTATCGGTTGTACCCATGCTTGTAAGCTGTGCATCCATATAACCATTTGCTGCTGTTTGACTGCCATCTTCAAAGGAGTAACGAACTAATCTGCCACTACCAAAATTATTATCATTCTCTGTGTTGGTAAAATCAGAATTAGTAACCGTATGTACTGTTGAACCACTTATTGTTGATGTGGTAGTAGTAGTATTAATATCATTGAGCCTTAATGTTTCTAGGCTTTCTATTTCATGTCCTGCTAATACTATTACCATGTGCAAAAGGTAATTATCTGTACCACTGGTTTCAATATGTACTTGTGTTCCACCTACACGACATTGACCATAAACAATCTGTCTTGGTACTAACCCACCCCTTGCCGAAAATTTATTACCAAAATTAGCTGTAGAAGCGTTTACGCCTTTTGATGTCATGCCACCTATTGCGCTCGCTACTAAAGTAGAAGCAAAGGTAAAAACTGCGTATTCACCAAAAGCAAAAGCAAATGAGCCTGCAAGACCTGCAGTCATTCCCATAGTGCCAAAGTATGCTGCTGCAGCGCCACCTGTTACCACTATAACTGTTGCAACAAGAGCTGCTTTAATTGCTTTACCCATTAATCAAATCTCCAAACTCTGTAAGCTAATGAACAGTCAACAACATTTATTCCGTCATCTGTTGGCGTAAGTATTCCAAAACCATTGCACATTCCAACAAGAAAAGAACCAACACTTTGTTCGTAAACAACTAGATCACCGCAAGTCATGTAGGCTTTATCTATCTCACCTACGCCTTTTGCGTTGCAGGCTTTCTCTATGCTTGTTTCTAAATCACCACCGTATGATGCTATGGCTTTCATGGCACTTGTTTCGTCATGCCACTTTAATTTTTTAGGAATTAAATCTTCGCCTGTTATTTGCTTTATTAGCGCATTGCTAAACTTACAACAATCATTCTGCCCCCACTTAAACGCAAAATTATTGTTTTCTACAAAGGAATCAAACATTGCTTGCCAGTTAGGTAGTTTTTTCATTGTCTAAAAACATCACGATTGGGTATATGACCTGCTTCAGACTCTCCTCTACCTCTACCTGCTCCGTCACCAACGCCTGCTTTGCCCCAGTTAATTTGTTTATCTTGTAAGGATGCTACTCTGTTAAAACCTGTATCACCTGAGTGCAAAAAGTTTTGTGATTCTTTTGTGTATCTAAGGTTAGAAGGTCTGTCTAGGTCTACAAGTCTATTTTCCGCATCTATCGTAACCGTAGAGCCTTCAGGGGTATCGTTAATTACTAGGCTAGTCATTCTACCTTTGAACAAAGTAAGCGTTCCTGCTACCTCATTTGTTCCACCCATTACATATCCCATAAAGATAGTAATAGGTCTGTTTTGATAGTTCTCTGTTAGTGCGTAATTTACAACTGTCGTGTCCATGCCTGACAAAGCAACAACAAGCCCATTAGACTTTAATTCTAAATTATCTTCTGCGTTACTTACACTCAATAATGTACCTGCGCCAGTGTATGTTTCTGAACTAATTGTCAAGTCATCTATGCCTGACCATACCCTTATGTCATCTGTATCAAACTCTGCTTTTACCGCAAAAAATAAGGCTTGTTCGTCTGCGCCTAGACGATTTACGATAGAACTATCTAAACCCTGCCTAGTAGCCATTAAATTACCTCAATACAAGAAAAACTAATGCCGTAGTTGGATATTCGGTCTGCTGACCAACTAACCTCATTAGATATGAGCCTAAATGTCCCTTTTGGGTTTGTGAATACTGCGTAATGCCCTGTTGCTAGGTCTGATCTTAGCTTGGGTTGTATGGCTACACCATAGAAATCCTTTGCACTACCGCCTGCACTTGTAGCAGTTGCATCTTCCGTAACCATTACTATTTGTGTGGGCGTGCCTGTGGTGTTTGCAGCCGATTGTATCTGTAAGTAGTCTCCTTTTTTAATAGTGCCACTGGCAGCGTTTGTGGAAGCTAGGAGAGATAATCCTGTAGCACCCTTTACATTGGTTCTAACTTTGCAACTTGCAGTATTTGATTCTGTGGTAAATGTGCTTGTTGTTACGACTACTGTTGCACTTGTTAAACCACCGTCTGCTATTTTATGCGTTCCATTGTTATCTTCATTAGTTGCACCAGTAACAACTATAAAATCACCAACCTTTGCACTTCCAAAAGTAGAAGCACCTGCTGTTATGGTTGAGCCACTAAAAGAAAGTGTTACCGAACTGCTGTTTGTTCTTAGTTCAGATGTTAAGTGTCCAGTGCTATATGTACCTGTGTTTATTAGTGCATCAGGGTCAGCAAATTTAAAGTGGTTGACTGTGCCGTTTAGTTCCAAAAGAAAGGACTGCCACTCTGCGGCTTGCGATCTTCTCATTGGCGGTAGTGAAACCTCTGCTGTCCAGTACACACCGTCAAACTCCTGTGTCTTTGTCTTACCAGTAAACGGACTTACCGTTGTTCCCACTGTTCTTATAAGCGACCAGTTGCTTCTCACGAAGTTCGGACTCGTAGGCATTGATATTAATTTAGCCACCTTGTAATGCTCTCCTAAAATTACCACCACGCATTGCAGCTTCGGCTACAGCGCCCTTAGTTACATCTGCTATCTGTGGCATCATCTTTGTAACCTCCGCCCTTACTGTGGGTACGACACCTGTAGCAAAGTTTACCGACTGGTTTACTATGATGGGCGCACCACCCATAGCGTTTTTAGTATTCATGTTGTTCATAATAGTACCGCCACTATCAGGAACAAACATTTCCATTCCTCTTTCACCTACAAAATATGGCTGACCTTTTTGTACTTTACCGCCACCTGCATTATTGCCAATGGTAGGCAAAGCGTTTGCTGTTCCTGTAAGGTTGAAAACACTATTTAATATTTTATTAACTACCGCCATTTGTAAGAAAATAGCTATAATTTGACTAACTATGTTTTTAGAAAAGTCTTTGAAACTTTCTAATGCGCTTTCACCGTCCATCAACGAATTAACAAAATCTGTTGTGAATGCGTTTGACTGATTAATTACAGCCTGTCTTAGTTCAGTATCAAATGTAGTCGCTAAGTCAGATGATGCTCCTTGTATTTGTTTGTAAACCTCAGCTATGTTTGTTCCGTCTATTCCTGCTTTCTCTAATACATCAGTGCCTTGTGCTAATATCTCATTAAGCTCTTTTTCAGAAAAGTTGAGCATATCAACATCACCTTTTAACTTTTCATATTCTTTAGCTAGAAAAGTTGCAGCGTTTTGCAATTCTCCTTGTCGCATAAGTGTTTCTTTGTCAACATCTGCTTGTGTTTTACCGTTAAGTCTAAAATTAGTAGCCTGTTTGACTAACTCAGCGTTCTGTATAGTCAATTCGTTGTTGATTGCTTCTAACTGATTATCAACCCTTGATAATGATTGCTCATAAGTTTCTAACGGGTCTAAACTGTCAGGTGTTGCGCCTATAGCTATTGATGTCTTTGCATCAGCAATTAAATTTCTGCGAATTCTCTCTACTTCATCTCTTTTAGCTTCAAGGTTTGATATATCTATAGGAATGTCTTTTGTAAGAGCAACACCAGTTTCGCTTCTTGCTGATCTTCTAAAAAATAAAATAGCTTCTGCTAATGCTGTGATTCTATCTGTAGTGTTTTTTAAGAATTCTGAAAGAACTTCTTTTTGTATGTCATCACCTAATTGCTTAAAGGCGATAGTCATATTTGATACTTTGGTAGAAAGATTGTCCATCTTTGACTCCATAGCCCCACCGAACTTTCTTTCCAATCCGTTTATTAAAGCATCTGTTATTAACTTTGCACCCTGAGCAGTTGCACCAAACTTAGCTATCTCGTCTTTGGATAAGCCTAATTCCTCGTTTAGAATACCAAGTACATCAATACCCCTATCCATAATCATATTTAGTTCTTCTAACCCAAGACCACCTGAAGCTGATCTTTGAACCGTTCTAACTAATGCTTCAAATACGCCTAACTGGTCTACAGAAGTAGATGCTGTATCTGCAAATGTTTGCAACATTCTGTTGTTAGGTTCTATGCCTGCTGACTTTAGTGCTATGAATGCTTTTGATACAGTTTCAATTTGAAACGGTGTTTTGGTAGAGAATTCTAATATTCTGTCAAACGCTTTATCACCTTCTTGTATAGAGCCAAAAACCGTATCAAGACTATCTTTTAAGTCCTCAAACTCCATGCCAACACGAACTGAAGCAGCAGCAAGTTTTGTCATTCCGATAACTACAGCACCTATTGCTATTGGACCTGCAAGAGCTTTTAATTTACCGCCTAGACCTGCTGCCCCCATTCCAAATGCTGCACCGCCTACTGCACCTGTGGTTTTAATTTTAGCGTTAATTTTATTTAATTCAGCTTGTAACTGCTTTGTATCAGCCTTTATCTGTATTATTAGTTCGTCTATCTTAGCCATTAGTCAGGGTATAACTCCATAAGGTCATCTAGTTCTGATCTTTCCATAGGTTTTTCTTGCTCTGCAGCGTGAAATTGTTTGAAACCTTTTATCGCTAAATACATTTCTCTAGGTGATAGATTCCAAAAGTCCATAGGTCGCATATTCATCATGCCAACACATATCATGTAGTAGTCTCCCCAATTGATAGGTGGCGTGTGTTCATCTACTCTATTGCTTTTTTTTTATCTTCCTCGTCTGAGTCATTGTCGTTTAAGGTAGATACCAAGAGTTTGGCTACCTCTGTAGAAGCCGTAACAATACCTATATCAGATATTATCTGCCCTACTTTTTTTTCATCAAAGTCGTTGCCACCACCCCTAAGAGAATAGCGTAATACGACTAATAATGTTCTTATGCGAACTTTGGCTTGTGCAATGTTCTGTGCAAGTTCAAGAATCCCTGTGTCCAGTTCATCTTCAATCTTGACCAAGCTGTCTATGGTTAGCCTGCACTTATAGGTTTGAGAACCTAATGTTACTTCAATCTGTCCCTTTAGTGGGTTTGTCATCTGACTTCTCCTTTGTTGGACTTGCCATTGCAAGTGTGATTTTTAACATATCATCTCTTTCGTCAACCACATAGGATTTGATTGAGATGTCCTTACCATTAACCTTGACACTCTTACCGATTAACACATTAGGCATATCTAGCAGATTGCCCTGCATCATGCCAGTAACAGTGTCTTTTTCGGCTTTAACCTTTACTTGTTCCCAAGCCATAGTCTTATACGGTTGCGAATGTAATTGCGCCTGCTGATTCAAAGGACATACTGTAAGTAACCTCTCCGTTGAACTCACCTGCATACTCTAAACTGGTTACTTGGAAAGCACCTGTAAAAGTACCAAAGTCAGGAACTAAAAACTGATAGTTGTTTTGCGAATCTGCTAAAGCGTTTG